GCTACCACGGCTGGTTCGTTCACCTTTATTATTGAATATGTGCAAATTGCATAGAGAGATTGGGGGGGCGACCCCCCTCTCTTTTTAAGAGGAGGCTATAAGTGGCTGATGCAGTAGCAGTTACAACAATTCAGGATGGTGAGAAGGACTTGGTCGTTCAGCTTACCTCCTTGTCTGATGGCACGGGTGAAGCGGATGTGGTCAAAATTGACGCTTCTGCCCTTGGAACGGATAGCAACGGAAACGCCTGTGACGGTGTGGCGATTCAGGTAATCTGGGGGCAGGTAAATGGGTTTAATAGCGGTGTTATTTTAAAGAATGCTGCCGACACCGATACGGTGGCGATTCCCCTAGACCAAGGCCGCACGTTCCATGATTTCAGTTCTGTGGGTGGTTTGCGTCAATATGGCACAAACACAACGGGGGATATAACCCTTTCCACCATTGGCGGCGGCTCGTCGGCGACATCGGGTGATTCTTATATGATTCTTATCCACGCAACAAAACACTACGCATAAATACAATGCCTACCGATGCTACCTTCGTATGGAACCTGATTCTGAGTGTTGTGGTCGGGTCGTTTCTGTGGTGGATGAGGAGTATTTCCGTACAAATCGGTGTGCTGAGAAGCTATATTTCGGACACGCGGGAAGAAATGGCGAAATCATATGTGACGAAGGACGATCTTCATCAAGATATGAAGGAATTGATGAAGCGGTTTGACCGTCTGGAGGAGAAGTTCGAACGTCTTCTTACCTCTCGACTGGATTAGCTATGGTTAAGGGCAATGTCCAAAAAGTTAGTAAAGCCAAATACACAGACAAAGGATAGGTCATAATGCCTAAAGTCGATGGTGAGGAATTTCCGTATACTCCAGCGGGTAAAAGGGCTGCTGCTATAGCAATGGCAAAGAAAAAGAAATCCAAAAAGAAACCCAAAAAAAAATCCAAAAAGAAAACTATTAAACGAAGGTATGCCTAATGGCGACAAGTGGAACTTCTGCTTTTAATCTCGATATACTAGAGGTTTGTGAGGAGGCATATGAACGCGCTGGCTTAGAGATGAAGAGTGGATATGACTTGAAGACCGCTCGCCGCAGTCTTGATTTGATGTCCCTTGAGTGGATTAATCGTGGTCTGAATTTATGGACAATAGATGAAGGCACACAAACGCTTACCGCTGGGACTGCCACTTACAGTTTTCCATCTGGCACGATAGACTTTATTGACCAAATGATCCGCACGGGTGTAGGGGATAGTGACACGCAGACGGACACTTCCGTTACCCGCATTTCTCCATCTACATATGCATCGCTGCCAAATAAACTACAACAGGCAAAGCCTCTTCAGATTTATATCCAGAGGACAACCTCTCCGCAATATACTTTATGGCCCGTTCCTGACGATACAGAGACTTACACACTTGTTTATTGGCGTGTGAAGCGTATTGAGGATGTTGGTACCAAAGGGTCAAATAATTATGACGCGCCAGAGCGCTGGCTTCCCGCCCTTACCGCTGGGCTGGCATATTACATTTCGATGAAAAGGCCAGAATCCGACGCGAGAACACAAGGTTTGAAGCAGGTTTATGAGGAGCAATTTAATTATTGTGCCGAGGAAGATAGGGTGAAGGCTGGGTTTCGGGTGATCCCCGGCGGTTATGCGTGGATGTAATGGGTAATTACGCAAATGGAAAATATGCTCTTGGGATTTGTGACCGTAGTGGTCAGACCCATAAATTGCATGAGCTTTACCCTCAAATAAGGGATGGCAAGGACACGGGATTAAGAGTTCATCGGTCAATGCTTGATGAAGATCAGCCCCAATTATTTCTTGGCTCGATGCCTATCAGTGACCCACAGGCTCTACAGTTTACGAGGTCGGAGACAAGGCTCGATGAACAGCGTGCCACGGTGTGGAACTGGGCACCTGTTGGGGATAGAAATTCTCTGCAAAGTTTGTATGGATTTTCAACGCAGGAAAGCTGTCAGGCCACGGGAACCGTTGGAACGGTAACGGTTGCAATAACATGACTCATTTCTCTTCCTTACAATTGATGCAGGCTGCGGCTAAGNCACCTGGGATTAATTATTCGGTTATGGTGGAGAGGGGCCGTGATGGGTTTGAAGTAGGGGTTACGTTTTCTGGGNTGGTAGACGATTCTCACGCGGAGCTTTTCGCGCAGTATATTTTATCCCTCTTAGAGCTAAATGGTATGGAGAGCAGCAGGGAGTTGATGAATTGAATTATTCGACGCTTGTTCAGGCGATCAAAGATTATACGCAAAACACTGAAACGACTTTTGTGGGTCAGATTGACCAGTTCATCGCCCAAACAGAACGCAGGATTCTTCTTGATATTGATCTGCCCTATTTTAACAAAAACGTCACTGGAATAATGACGAGTGGTAACAGTTATCTTGCTAAACCAAGCGATTTTCTTTCTGCAAAATCATTGGCGACAATCAGTACGGGAAATGAATATACCTATCTCTTACCTAAAGATGTTTCTTTTATGCGTGAGGCATATCCCGATACGGATGTGACTGGACAACCAGAATATTACGGGCACTTTGATAATTCATTTTTCGTTCTGACGCCCATCCCAGATGCAAACTATACGTCCGAACTGCATTATAAATATAGTCCGAATGGACTTTCTTCGAGTAACACCACGACATGGCTTGGGGATAATGCTGATCCTGCTATTCTTTATGGATGTCTCGTAGAGGCATACACGTTTATGAAGGGTGAGCAGGATTTAATGCAATTATATTTGGGTAGATACGGCGCGGCGATTGAAGATGTGAAACGAATTGGCGGATATCTGGACAGAAGAGATTCTTACAGAAATGGAGAACCTGCTGTAACGGCGGGATCAAATCAGGCTGCATGATCGGTATTGAAACAGGGGTAATTCCCCCAGTTGTTGTGGCAACCAGTCAGGATGGCGGATTATCGGCGGATCAGTTGACTGAATTATGTTGTAATAAGTTGATTGATGTCAGTGAAAATGCACCACCCGTTATCCGTGAACAAGCTGAGGCATTTCGTTTGCGGATGCAGCACGTTGTTCATTTCTACATATCCCAGGCTATGCAGTCTGAGCGGGATACTTGTGTTCAGACTGCACTCGCAGGCGGNTACAAAGATTTANGCNATCTCTTGAGGAGAANATAAATGGCGTTTACTGGTAACTTTATGTGTACTTCCTTCAAGGGAGAATTGTTGGAGGCTGTACATAACTTTAAAAACTCAGGCGGCAGCACGTTTAAGTTGGCCCTATACACCAACAGTGCTTCTTTTACCGCCGCAACCACGGCGTATACTGCCACTAATGAAGTTAGTGGGTCGGGGTATTCTGCTGCGGGAAATACGTTGACAAGAGTTGACCCGTCAACGAGTGGGACAACGGCTTTAACGGATTTTTCTGATTCGGCGTGGACATCGTCAACAATTACAGCACGCGGGGCGCTCCTGTATAACGATACCGCAAGCGGTGATCCCACTTGTCTTGTTCTTGATTTTGGTGCGGATAAATCAAGTAGCTCAGGAACCTTTACAGTCCAATTCCCTACCGCTGATGCGTCAAACGCGATTATCCGCATAGCTTAAATTATGGCAGTCGGCTGGGGACGCTCCACTTGGGGTTCAAGTATATGGGGATTGTCTGCCGACGCTGAGGTCGGCGCAACAGGTGTTGCGGGGACAGGAGCGGTTGGTTCTGTTACGGCATCGGGAACAGCGAATGTTTCTGTAACGGGTGTGGCTGCGACAGGAGCGGTTGGTTCTGTTACGGCATCGGGAACAGCGAATGTGGATGTCTCTGTAACGGGCGTTGCAGGGACAGGAACCGTTGGTAGTGTTACGGCAACGGGAACAGCGGTTGTCTCTGTAACGGGCGTTGCAGGGACAGGAACCGTTGGATCGACAACCGTAGCAATTAGCAAAACGGTGGAAGCAACAGGTGTTGCGGGGACATCAGCGGTTGGTTCTGTTGCGGCAACGGGAACAACGAATGTGGATGTCTCTGTAACAGGTGTTGCGGGGACATCAGCGGTTGGTTCAACAACCGTAGCAATTAGCAAAACGGTGGAAGTAACAGGTGTTGTAGGGACATCAGCGTTTGGCAGCGTTTATGCAACATCAATAGGCTGGGGGCGGTCATCTTGGGGTTCATCACTATGGGGACAAGCTCCTGATATTGATGTCAGCGTAACGGGTGTTTCTGCAACTGGCGCAGTCGGAAGTGTAACAGCAACGGGTACGGCGGTTGTTTCGGCAACAGGTGTTGCAGGGACAGGAACCGTTGGTAGCGTTAGTATAACAGGAACAGCGGTTGTTTCGGTAACAGGTGTTGCGGGAACGGGGGCGGTTGGCTCTGTTACAGCGATAGGGAATGCGGATGTCTCGGTAACGGGNGTTGCAGGGACGGGAGCGGTTGGATCGACANCCGTAGCAATTGGTAAAACGGTGGAAGTAACGGGAGTTTCGGCCACTGGCAACGTGGGATCGGTACATGTGTGGGGACTTGTTGTCCCAGGTCAGTCAACAGACTGGACGGGTGTATCCCCTGGACAATCAGCAAACTGGACAAAAATAGCGGCGTAGTAAGGAAAAGATTATGGCTAGTAGTTTTACAACATCTCTTGGCATAGAGGAAATGACCACGGGCGAAAAGACTGGAACCTGGGGTACGATTACCAATTTCAATTGGGATATTATGGACAGGATAGCTACCTATAAAGCTGTTGCCATAACAACAAATGCAGATACGGCTACTTTGACTGTTCGGGAGGCTTCTCCAGGCACAGGCACTGAAAACCTGCAAGACGGAATGTACCGTGTGATTAAATTCACAGGGGCTTTGGATTCAGATTGTACGGTTACAATAGCGCCGAACACAACGCAGGTGTTTTTTATAGTTGTTAACGCTACGACAGATTCTGGTTCTAGTGGCCCGTATTCTGTAATTTTATCGCAGGGTAGTGGTGCAAATATAACCGTAGAAAATGGGAAGTCGGCGGTTGTTTATTGTGATGGTGCTGGAAGCGGGGCAGCGGTTATTGATGCCCTATCAAATTTACAGTTGGCTACCGTAACTGCTTCTGGTGATATTACTTCTAGTGGAACTTTTAATGCTTTAGGTGATACTGCTGCCGANGATAAAGCTGCGATAGGCTACACCGCCGCTGAAGGTATTATTGTAACGGGGCAAGGCTCCACCAACGACGTAACTATTAAAAACGACGCAGATGCGGATGTTCTCGAAATACCGACAGGCACTACAAATGTAACCGTAGTGGGTGATATTACGGCTGGTGGAACTGTTGGAGCTACGGGTGACACGGCAGCGGGCGACGATGCGGCTATTGGTTATACTGCCGCTGAAGGCGTTATCATAACGGGGCAAGGTTCTACAAGCGATATAACTATAAAGAACGATGCAGATACGGATGTTTTAACGGTAGCGACAGGAACTACCAATGTTGACATTGTTGGGGATGTAACAGCTTCTACCGTAAATGCAGACGGGGATACGTCGGCTGGCGACAATGCGACGATAGGATATACTGCCGCTGAAGGTCTTATCCTAACTGGTCAAGGCTCGACCTCAGATATCACAGTAAAGAATGATGCTGATGTTACGGTATTCACTGTTCCAACAGGGACAGATGATATTCTGTTTCCCGATGACGCAAAGGCAATATTTGGCGCAGGCAGTGATTTCCAAATTTACCATAGCGGTTCTAACAGTTATGTTG